ATGAGTATATAACTTTCTCAGATATTGAGATCGTTCTGCAACCAGGGGACAAGATACAGGTCACACCTAGTGCGGCAGGTCACCTAGATACAATCCTCACTGTTGTTGAGACATTTGCATAGCGGGTATAAGGTTTTAGCAATTCTAATCCGTATATACATACGTATAACTATGTGCATCGCTGCAATGCAGCATTTACACACACATAGGAATACAACATGTTTAAGAAACTATACAAAGCTATCGTAGAGCACCAAAAGCGCCGCGCCGACTTCTATATCATCAACAACCTTACTGACCGTCAACTTAAGGATTTGGGCGTTACTCGTGGTGAAATCAAACAACGTTTTTACAAAGAGTACTAAAGGTCTTGCTTTAGTCCTTTGTTTGAGTATAACTACGGCATACGCTGAGTCGAACACCCAAACAGGTGACTTCAACGAGAATACCCAAAACTCTACCGTAGACAGTAACAATGTCACTTCTTCTGTTACAAATACACAGGTAGGGTCTAGTCTAGGTAACACGCCCAGCGCTATTGCTCCTACTTACATGTCTTCAGGTGGTGACACTTGTTTGCACGGGTGTTTTTGCTATTAGCTCTGGGGAATACGACAGAGACATTCAGTGCGAGATGCGGAAGAATGCTAAACTTCTTTCAGATCTAGGAATGAAGATAGCTGCAGTAGCACTTGTTTGTAGAGAGCCTATGATGTGGAGGGCAATGTTCTTTGCTGGGACACCTTGTCCAGTTACAATTAACAATAAGACCTACATCGGAGCTAGGGCGTACCTTTACTACAAGATGTACCCTGAAATTCTCATTCCTGGTTACACAAGCCAAGAGTATGACTTTTATTTAGGCATAGGGGAGTATGCTAGAGATGAACAGGAAGATACTAACAGTAGCGGCCCTGGCGGTATCTTGCACCTCCGCTCAAGCGGACGTACTGAGTGAGGCTAATAGTTTAGGCTATATTGCTGAAGAGATTAGACTTCAGCTCGAAGAAGGCTACAGGTTCGCTATTGGTGTTACAGAAGGTATCAACCAAGAAGAGTTCGCCAGAACACATGCTGAGCAAGAATACTACCTTCGTACAGATCAAGTAGTAGCTTTCTCAGATGCTTATAACAATTTGTTACAGGCTGAAACAGTACTCGCAGAAGAGTACCTAGACTACCAGATTGAAGAAGCTTCCATTAACCTTGAGGCGTCCATAGATAGTTTCGTAAATGCCGCTTCAGCTGTAATGGTTGTAGTAGAAGTAGCAGATGAAGCTAACAACGCTTCTACAGAAGTTGAGGCTATTGCGATACGTGACTACATCTCTGAAGAAGGTTTAGGTACAGTCACTGAAGAAATGGCTGCTAACTACAACACTTCTTTGACAGACGTAACGGAATACTCACGAGACATCTCTATTCTAGCTTCTGTTAGGAACGATGCTCAAATGGTTGATTACTTGAACTCTGAGTTCGAGAATTACGGAATGAATCCTTACGATGGTACCCTCACAATCACTGCGAGTTACGATGTTTTGATAGACATGGGGACCTACGGACTAGGAATCAGTGGTTCGAGCTTCTTCGACGGTGAAAAAGAAAATGAAATGTTTGTAGCTATGGGTAGCCCTATCTATGAAGAGATGTTTGGTAGCGAATAATGCAAGACATTGAGTTAAATGTAGGCGGTACAAAGTTTAAGGGTATCTACTTTGCTATCCTTATCAGTTTTGCCACGACTATTGGTGGTGGTTTGTACGGTGCGTTTGAGTTTATTAACCGTATGTCTGTAGCTGAAGCTGATATTAGTTCAATCAGCGTAGCGCTGGGCGAGTTAAAAGCCGAAGAACGTCTAACTAAGATTGAAAACGATCTTGAAGCAGTTGATATTGACCAACTACAGGGTAAACTAGCAGAATTAGGTACAACCCTGATCAATATCATGGAACAAGTGCGCAAACTTGATACTGTGGAACAAAACAGTCAAAGTAGTATTAACACAGTTACTCGTTTGAACGAGCAGATGGTCCAACTTCAGAGAGACATGGAAACTCTCCAGATTGATATGGACGATGCTTGGACAGCGATGGATGCTATTGCCAACCCGTTAGGAAATTAAGATGTCTAAGAAGAAGCTAACAGAGAACCAACAGAAGTTCATGGAAGTTTTGTTTGACGAGGCTGGCGGTGACGTTGTTCTTGCAAAGAAACTGGCAGGATACAGCGAGAATACACCTACTCGCCTTATTACTGAGGCTCTGAAAGATGAGATTAACGAGGCTACTCGCACGTACTTCTCTAGAACTGCTCCTAAAGCTGTCATGGCATTGGTCTCTGCCCTGAACGACCCTACCGAGCTAGGTATTAAAGACAAGATGGCTGCAGCTAAGGATTTGCTTGACCGAGCAGGACTTGGTAAAGTTGATAAAGTAGATGTATCGTCTTCAGGAGGGGGTATCTTCTACTTGCCACCTAAAGAAGGTAAGAACGAGTAGACTTGTCCTACGATTTTGACAGAGACCTAGGTTTTTGGGAATTACCTAAACCTAGCAAAGGTGCAGAGAAAGAATGGCACCCTGTAGTAAGAGTAGCTGCTAGAGTTGTTCCCTTCGGTTACGAGATAGACCCTGACAACGATAAGTTATTCAGACCTATCCCTCACGAGTTAGAAGCGTTAGAGCTTGCCAAGAAACACTTGAAGCAGTATAGTTACCGAGAAGTGGCTGCGTGGTTGACTACACAGACGGGCCGCAGCATCTCCCACTCAGGTTTGCAGAAAAGAGTTCTCATTGAGCGACGACGTAAAAAAGCAGCTTCAATTAAGCGCCGCCTTGCCAAAAGGCTCGAAGAAACCCTTGAGGAAATCGAAAAGCTCGAAAAAGGCGTCACAGGATACTACACCCTCTCCGAAGGAGACGATACCCGCTGAGGTGAAAGCAGAGCCTTACGACGTAGAGTTTGCACAAGACGTAGTTTTCAAACCTAACCCAGGACCTCAGTCAGAATTTCTTTCTGCTTCAGAACGAGAAGTCCTTTACGGAGGAGCGGCTGGGGGTGGTAAGAGCTACGCTATGTTAGCTGACCCTCTACACGGTTTGAATGATCCTAACTTCAGTGGTCTTCTTGTCCGACATACTACTGAAGAACTACGTGAACTTATCCAAAAATCTCAAGAGTTATATCCTCGTGCTATTCCCGGAATCAAATGGTCTGAACGTAAGTCTCAATGGACTTCTCCCCAAGGCGGACGTCTATGGATGTCTTATCTTGACAAAGATACGGACGTCACTAGGTACCACACGTCTTCGTAGTGCACACTCCAGTACTCTTGGTTTGTACATGCGAGGGACTACCAACCCAGGTGGCGCTGGGCATGGTTGGGTTAAGAAGATGTTCATTGACCCTGCACCGGCCAACAGTTCGTACTGGGCTACAGATGTAGAGACTGGTCAGACGATTAGGTACCCTAACGGCCACAGTAAAGCTGGTCAGCCGTTGTTCAAGCGCAGGTTTATTCCTGCTAGTTTGTTTGACAACCCTTACCTTGCTGAGAGCGGTGACTATGAAGCGATGCTTTTGTCCCTGCCAGAGCACCAGAGAAAACAACTCCTAGAAGGTAACTGGGATATTAACGAAGGGGCAGCGTTCCCTGAGTTTAACAGACAGATCCACGTAATACCTGACTTTGAAGTTCCGAAGAACTGGGCAAAGTTCAGAGCGTGTGACTACGGTTACGGAAGTTTTAGTGGCGTACTTTGGTTTGCAGTAGCTCCTGATGAACAACTTGTAGTTTACAGAGAAATGTACTGCTCTAAAGTTACTGCGACAGACCTAGCTGATATGGTCCTTGACGCAGAGAAACACGACGGTACTATACGCTACGGAGTTCTTGACTCCTCTCTCTGGCACAATCGCGGAGACACAGGTCCTTCCCTCGCTGAACAGATGAATATGAAGGGTTGTCGTTGGAGACCCTCTGACCGCTCTAGAGGTTCACGAGTTTCAGGTAAGAACGAAATCCACAGACGTCTTCAGGTTGATGAGTTTACGGAGAAACCTAGGTTAGTATTTATGCAGTCTTGTACGCATACGATTGCCCAGATTCCTATTATTCCTTTGGACAAGAGAAACCCTGAGGATGTTGATACGAATGCAGAAGATCACCTTTACGATGCCTTACGATACGGCATCATGACACGTCCACGCAGTTCTCTGTGGGATTTTAACCCTGCAACACAAAAAAGTGGCTTCCAGGCCGCAGATAACAAGTTTGGATACTGAATATGGCAGAAATCGACGATCTCTCTTTTGAGACAGATGAAGTAACGGCTGCAGAAGATGGTGTAAAAAGTCTCTTCGAATCCCGTCCTGATGTTGTAGCTTTTGTGGAAGAACGTTTCCGCAGGTCAGAAGACTCTCGAAGAGTTGACGAAGATCGGTGGCTTAAAGCTTACCGTAACTACCGTGGACTCTACGGACCAGATGTGCAGTTCACTGACACTGAAAAGTCTCGTGTGTTTGTTAAGGTAACAAAAACTAAGACTATTGCGGCTTACGGACAGATTGTAGATGTCTTGTTTGGCAACAACACGTTTCCTCTGACGGTTAATCCTACAGTACTTCCTGACGGTGTTTCAGAAGCAGTACATATTAACGTTGACCCTAAAGCTGACGCAGCTGGGGATGCTCTCAAAGCTTTGTCAGAAGACAAACCTGCTACTCCTTACCTCCTAGATGGCACTAACAAGCTTGAGCCTGGCGAGACACTCGCTGATCTAAAGAACCGTCTAGGTCCTCTGGCAGAAAAGCTTGAGAGTGTTTCTGACAAGATCGTAGAAGGAACTGGTACTGGTCCTACAACAGTGACATTCCATCCTGCTATGGTAGCTGCCAAGAAGATGGAAAAGAAGATTCATGACCAGCTTCTAGAATCAGGGTACAGGTGTTATGAAGGGACCCTTCGCGGTAGACAAAGAATACCCTAACTGGGACGATGATGGTAACTACGATCCTGTAGTTCGGACTGTTCCTGAGTGTGAACATGTCAGCGTCTGGAACTTCTACCCAGATCCTGAAGCTTCCTCTATGCAGGATGCAGAGTACGTAGTTCAGCGTCACAAGATGTCCCGTACTCAGCTTCGTCAACTTAAGTCTCGCCCATACTTTATGAAAGACTCTATTCAAGATGCTATTTCTAAAGGTTCTGATTACATTCAGAAGCACTGGGAAATGGCGATGAACGACGATTCTGCTCAACCTGAGTCAGAGCGTTGGGAAGTTCTTGAGTTTTGGGGTTTTGTTGACGTAGAGCACCTTGAAGAGAACGGCGTTAAGATCCCTAAAGAGTACAAAGATCTAGACGAACTGAACTGTAACATTTGGGTTTGTAACGGTGAAGTTATCCGCTTCGTTCTCAACCCATTCAAGCCTACAAACATTCCTTACTACGCAGTGCCTTTTGAGCATAACCCTTACAGCTTCTTTGGTATTGGTATTGCTGAGAACATGGATGACACTCAAACACTCATGAACGGTTTCATGCGTATGAGTATCGACAATGCCGCTTTGTCCGGTAATCTTATCATTGAAGTAGACGAGTCTAACCTTGTACCGGGACAGGACCTTTCTATCTACCCCGGCAAAGTTTTCCGTCGTCAGGGCGGTGCGCCTGGACAAGCTATTTTTGGTACTAAGTTCCCGAATGTTGCTCAAGAGAACCTTCAGTTGTTTGATAAAGCAAGAGTACTTGCGGATGAGTCTACAGGTTTTCCTTCTTTTGCTCATGGTCAAACTGGTGTCAGCGGTGTTGGTCGTACAGCTAGTGGCATTAGTATGCTTATGTCTGCTGCTAACGGTTCTATCCGTACTGTGGTTAAGAACGTAGACGATTACTTGCTACGGCCTCTAGGTAAAGCCTTCTTCGCATTCAATATGCAATTTGACTACGATGAAGAGATCAAAGGTGACTTGGAGATTAAAGCTGCAGGTACTGAAAGCTTGATGGCTAACGAAGTTCGCTCTCAACGTTTGATGCAGTTCTTGCAAGTAGCCCAGAACCCGACATTGGCTCCTTTCGCAAAGATGGATTACATCATTCGTGAGATTGCTAAGTCTATGGACCTTGATCCTAGCAAGGTTACTAACTCTATGCAGGATGCAGCAATTCAAGCAGAGATCCTTAAAGGCTTCAACCAGCCCGCTCCAGCGCCTGTAGGCCCTGAGGGTGTCCCTACCCCAGAAATGGGAGGACAAGCCCCTCAGACCCCTCAGGGAGGCGTACAGGACACATCTGGCGGCGGTGGTGGTCAGATAGGAACAGGAACAGCTCCAGTACCGGGTGAACAAGGGTTCAGTGGTAATGTCGCTTAAGAAGATTGTAAACGATAAAGATCTCTGGGATGCACTTGATTCACACTTTGATGAGTGCATCTCCGAACTTCACAGGTCTATGGAAAATCTTACAGAACCCTCTGCGCTATACAGAGTGCAAGGGGGTCTTTCTACACTCCGAAAATTAAAATACATGAGGGATAAAGTTAATGGACCAAGATAGTCAGACAGAGGCCGTATTTAAGTCTGTAAGGTCTGAAGTAGACCCTGTTTCAGGTAATGATGTTCCTCTTGGTTCAGAACCTGAGAATGTACGTGATGACGTACCAGCTATGCTTAGCGAAGGTGAGTACGTTGTACCTGCTGACGTTGTTAAGTTTTTTGGGGTTAAGTACTTTGAAGACCTAAGATCTGAAGCTAAAATGGGTTTCAGACAGATGAGTGATGGTGGTCGCATTGGTGGTGAACCTATGCCGAACAGAGGCGGGTACATCCAAGGCTACGCAGAAGGCGGTGAAGTTAATCCTGTCATTGCTGATGTAGAAAATCCTGTTTATGGTGGTTCTGGCGGAGTTACCTATGTAGTTTATGAAAACTCCGAGGGATCTACTATGAAAATCCCGTTCTTTAACGGAGTTCCTATGACAGTTATCCCCGAAGGTTACTTTCCTCAAGGAACTGTTCCTAAAGAAGAAGAAACTTCAGTAAGAAAATCCCGTCGCCCAGCGCAACCTGCAAGAGGTTCACAGGCTGTTGATTACTCTTCTTTGTCTACAGCAGAGTTAATGAAGATGGTCGAAGACCAAAAAGGTGCCTTTAACGACATGGCTAACAAGACTGAAGCAGAGATTGCTCGTCGGGCAGAATCTGAGGAGTATGCGGACGAAAGAGAGCTTTACACCTCCCTTTATGCGCAGGCATCTGAAGAAAAACCTGGTCTCCTTTCTCGTATCTGGTCGAACATTACGGGGGAAGAAGAAGAAGAGTCTGTTCCACCCGTTGATCAAGATGCAGTAAATGCTGCTGTTAGAGAAGCTTTGGCAGCTCCTTTTTCTCAAGAAGATACCTCTGATATCTCTACCTATGTTCCTGAGGTGTCTCCTGTCTCTGAACCACCTGTAGCTAAACCTGGTGAAATTTACACTCCAGAAATCACTACAACTGTTCTCGAAGATGATCCGTTTATTGAACGCGCTGAGGAAGCTATTGAACGTGCTGAGAACAAACCTTCTGCTACGCCCGACTCTCTCGAATCTCAAACGAAGAGAGGTTCCAAAAAATCTGAGGATGGCTCTACTAGAGAAGTCGATACTTACAAAACTGAAGATGTCTTGAAAGCAGGTATTAATCCAGGAGGACGTTAAGTCCTTCTACTCCTATAAATAATAAGGCTACCCGACAATAACGTCGGCCCCTAACATAAGGACGAAATACATGGAAAATGTATCAACTCAAACAGACTCAATGTCACATAATCGTAACGCTGCACGGGTTAGCCGTGATGAAGC